CAAAGAAAGGTCGCTGAAATGCGGCCTTTTTTATTGGAGTTTATATGAGTAAGCAAATAAGAAGCGTGAAAAGTATTCGTGAGCTTGTTGGTGAGGAAAAAGGATTTCGGATTGCTATAGAAATAGAGGGAAATGAAGAGGGAGTGATTAAGGCTGGATTTGAAACTAGCTTTACCCTTGGTGATGCAATAGTACCTGCTAAATTGGGAAAGTTTACTGCATTTAATGCCGATGGCCGCGAGGTTGTAAGAAAAGACCTTCCAAAAGAAAGTGTTTCAAGAATGGTTTGGGGGGCAAGTAGGGATTGGCATGGAAATATCCATACAGGGCTAAGACGACGAACTTTCGAAATGTACCCTCGTGAGTGGGAAGCCGCACCTGAAGAGCATTTTTATATCGCAGGTGATGGTGCTAAGAAATATGTCGTATCGAGGGGGCTAAGCTTTTCGAAAAATAGTGAGCAAGAAGTATTGTTCTTGGTAAATCTATTTTTAGAAACGTTTGGGGATTACATCGTACTTGATGAGAAGCTGGCAAATTTTAATGGTGTTAAGATTAAAAAATTAAATTGGGCAATACTCCCTGAAGGTGAGCATCCATTTGAAAGGGTCGAGTCCTTTGTTGATAAAATTGCTTCTGATATGTCAGACGGTGACAAAAAGGTTGTGGGATATAGAATCTCGACAATATTGAGCCATAAACCAGATTTTGTTGCTGTTGGACGCGGTGGGTTTCATGGCTATGTTGTTATGGGATTCGCTAAAAAAAATTTGTTTGTATTAGAGAGCCCAATTTTTGGAAACGCTACTTATGTTTTTGATGGTGAATGGGAAGATGTTTCCAAGTTAACCAAGAAACAAATCCTTACCAATCAATTGCATAAATTCCGTTTTGTCCATAGCTCAAAATGGCGAGCAGACATTCGGCAAATTTTAATGTAACCGTGTAGGGCTGTGGGGTACCGCTCATATTGTCACAGGGAAACACCAGGGTAAAAGCGAGCGCAAACCCAATGAATTCGCGGCTTAGTAGCCTATTTCGGGTGCGCTCAGCGAAATGCTTAGATTTGCGAAATAATGAACAGCAAGCATAAAAAAATTGCGCAAACATTGTCATTTTGTGCGCAAAATCGGCGCTGCTTTGCTCAGCGACTGGACAATCCCAGTATTCATCATTAGCCGCCACTCCGGTGCATCCAAAGGCCGCATTGCAGGCGTTGGTATAGGGCGAGGCTTGGTTAGGGGCGTGAACGCACTTCAGGCGGCGTTCTGCGCGCAATTCCAGCTTTAGAATTGCAAGACCCAAGATAGTTTCTACTTGTTTTTCGTTCATACTGGCTTGCTCCCTTGCGTGAAAAGCATACCAGTTTGCCAAGAAAATAAGGTAAAACCTCTATTTATAGCTGACGTATGGCAAAGATCAACCTAATTGTTTTTCAAGCTCCAAAATTTGTTCTTCCGTAAGATTTCCCTTCATTCCCTTCATTCCCTTCGCTACGCCTAAGTTGTAGATTAGCAAAGCAATTTCAGCCTTCATCGCCGGATCATAGTTTGGGTTTCGTGCGTACATCTTCTCTGTTAAACGCACCGCAACCTTAAATAGCGCAGGGTCTACAGCGCCGCCTGCCGCTATGTCAGGCTGTTGTATCGGCTCACCACGTTGATCTGCTGGCTCGCCTTGTTGGCTGGCCTGACGCGCCAGATAACGCTCAGGTATTTCATATACCTTTCGCCGTCCGCCAATCCCAATTCGATCTTCGCAGTACCAACCCTCACGATCAGCGCGCTCAATCACTTTGCCTTTTGATCCAGGAAGGCCAGGCAGCTTCATTTTTGCAATATCTGCGGCTGAATACAGCGTTCTCATCGGAACAGTTACTCCATGCAAAGCGTTCCGCTCGTGGAACACTTAAAAGCACAAAACATTTTGCTTTAAAAAACAAAGCCTTGTGCAAATTCAAATCAGAAAAACGACAAAGCGAAAGCGTTCCATTTGACGGAACACTTAATATGCACTCATCTTCTAACGAACGAGGCAAGCAAAAATGACAAATAAAGTCATCGGCCAAGACTGGCATCGCGCCGACATCATTGCGGCACTGCATAAGCGCGGCCATAGCATGCGTGCGTTGGCCATCGCCAATGGATACAGCCCGACATCACTTAAAAATGTCATGGATCGCTCATGGCCAAAGGTTGAGCGCATCGTTGCCGAGGCAATTGGTTGCGAACCCGCGCAAATCTGGCCGAGCCGATATGCCCCCGTTAAATCAGTAGCTGAGGTGCTGGCTGAAGTGAATCGAGATCTGCATATATCGGCACAGTTTAATGCAGTTAGCGCGATTAATGGCATAAAACAATCACCCATCTGTGAAGTTTCCCACGTGAATTAAGGTGATTGCAGTTTAGGGCGTGGCACTTAGTGCGGCCAGAAGTGGATTACTCGGAGCAAAAAACATGGCAGTGAGTAAACGAAATTGGAAACGTAAACGGCCTGAAACATTGCAGGATGCGTTCAATTTGTGCTGCGAATATGCACTGGAAGTAAAACGCCGTCCTGCAAAGCAAATGTGGGATTTGATGGCGACAACTCAGCAAACATACTCTCGCTGGGTCTCAGAAGGCGTGATGCCGACCAACCGAATCCTTCAGTTTGAACACCTGTGTGGCATCCATTTTGTTAGCGATTACCTCACGCTAGCAGGTGGTCGGATGCCCATTGAACTGCCGACAGGCCGTAAGGCGGATCAGGTAGAAATTAGTGATTTGCAGACACAGCAGGCCAATGCAATGGCTTTGCTGATTCGCTTTTATCAGGGTCGGGCTGCTTTAGATGAAACGCTAGAGTCGCTCGATGAAGTGTTGCGAGGTTTTACGTTCCATCGCGCCAATGTACTGAAAACGGCTGAGCCAGAGCTGGATATGTTTGCTGAGGAACAGGTATGAAACCCGCAGCAATCAAAACCCACTATAGCGCCAGTGAGTTGGCCGCGATGAAGCTGGCAGGTTTGCCAGCAAGTAAGGGGAAGGTGCTTGCTAAAGCTGAACGTGAATTATGGCCGGTGGTCGAAGTAAAAGGGATTGGAGGAACTCGTCGCGAGTACGCCCCTCCGGTCGCGATCATGGCGCAGATTCGTGAACGTGCGATGCAGGGTGTTATCGACGACTCTCAGTCTTTGCCAGTACCTGCGGCATTGAAACCGATTGCTGCTGAACCATCAACCAGCAAAGCACTGGTGGCGAATGATGTTGAATTGCCTTTAACCAGCGCAGAGCAGCTGCAGGCCGATTGTCGCAAAGGCGTTTTATTAGCTATCAAGCGTGTCATGGCAGGCTGTGGCGTTGGCAAAGAAGCCGCGATCAGCGCGGTACGTGTTGAGGCAATGAAAGAACCGAATGGCACGTTGGCGCGCATGTTCGCAGGTGCCGAGGATGTACGTGGCCGCAAAAATGACGGTACGGTGGCATCCAGCCGCACGATCAAGCGCTGGTTTGATCTGGAAAAAACAGGCTCAACAGCAGCAAAAAAACGTGCCAAAGACATGACGATCCCGACTTGGGCTGCGCAGTTTTTCGCATGCTGGCGGCCAAAACAAGGGCAAACCGTAGCTGCCGCCTACAAGATATTCGAAGAGGAGTGGGCAGAGGGCGAAATTCCATCTGAGCATGCAGTGCGCCGCTTCCTGAAAAAGCTGCCGCCTGAAATGTTGTATCGCCTGCAGCACAGCGGTGCGGCCTTGAAGGCCAAGATGCCTTACGTTGACCGCGACTGGACGGTATTTGATACCGGCGAATGCTGGGTTGGCGATGGTCACGGCATGAAGATGAAAGTGGCACACCCCGACCACGGTCAACCGATCAAGCCTGAAGTCACTTTGGTGATGGATGCGCGTAGCCGCAAGGTGGTGGGCTGGTCAGTGAGTTTTGCTGAGAACGTGCTGGCTGTCGCTGATGCAATCCGCCACGGCGCGACAAATCACCCGCTGCCACTGATTTATTACTCAGATAACGGCGCTGGTGAGACAGGAAAAATGTTGGATGCACCCGTGGTCGGTATGTTTGGCCGATTGGGAATTGACCACCAAACCGGTATTCCAGGCAACCCGCAAGGCCGTGGTTTGATTGAGCGCTTGTGGCAAACGCTGACCATTCCGCTGGCGCGCAAATTTCCTACTTTTCATGGCTCTGGCACTGATCAAGAGACTTTGCGCTTGGCAACTCGCGATATTACCCGCGCCCTGAATGCAGCAAAAAACAGCGATGAAGTGAGCAAAATCCCGCATCTGGTGAGCTGGCGTGACTTTATTGCTGCTCTTGAAGAAGCGATTGCGGATTACAACGCCAATCACCGTCACAGCGCATTGCCAAAGCGTAATGGTCGGCATTTAACGCCCAATGAGTTCTGGCTGGCTAATCCGCCAAAAGCTGGCGTAGTGATTGAAGAAGCTGAACTGCGTGAATTGTTCCGTCCGCACGTTATTCGTACCGCACGGCGCGGCAAGGTGCCTTTGTGGAACAACAGTTACTTCAGCAAAGAGCTGATGCTGGTTGATGGGCAGGAAGTACAGGTTGGCTATGACATTCACGACGCAGAACGTGTGGTGATTCGTACTTTAGAAGGCGAGTTTATTTGTGAAGCCGAGTTTGAAGGTAACAAGGTCGATGCCTTCCCTGTGCCATTCATCGACAAGCTGCGTGATGCACGTGCTGACGGCATTGTGAAGCGCGCCGAGAAGAAAATCAGTCTGGCCGAGGCCGAAAGACGCCCTGCGCTGGAAGTTCAGCAAACCATCGAAATACCAGGCATGCGTGTGATGACTCGCAGCCAACTGCATGAACAGGCCGCAGAACTGGCGGTGATTGATGTGCAAGCACTGCCACCAGTGTCAGCGCAAAGAACTTGGGAAGATTGGTCGGCCAGCGAGCGGTATGCCGCCTGGTGCGAGATTGATCAACGAATCAGAGAGGGGAAACCAATTAGCGACGACGAAGCAACAAAACACCGGATGTACCAACGTTCGCCGCAATGGCAAGTGCAGCACGACATGCACTGCACAACAAACGCGGACGAGCTGCAACTCGCCCGTGCTTGAAAGCAATTACCAACCACAACAACGATAAGGATTAGATCAAATGAGTACCCCAACCGTCAATCACGAACTTGAAGCTGCAGGTTTAGCGCAGATCGGCAACCTGACTTTGGTACAGGAAGCTTTGATGAGCGCCGTAGGCCGTCACTCTGGCCTGCCTGGTCTGGTGTGTTTCTATGGCCCTTCTGGCTGGGGGAAAAGCGTGAGCGCCAATGTGGTCGCCAATCGCACCCGCGCTCGCTATGTGCAAGCCAAGTCAGTCTGGACGAAAAAGCACTTTCTGAAGGCGGTGCTGTTTGAGATGGGGATTAAACCGGCTGGCACCGTCGCAGAAATGCTCGATCAGGCGGCAGAAGAAATGGCAGCCAGTCAGCGTCCGCTGATTGTGGATGAGATGGATCACCTCGTTGATAAGAATGCAGTTGAGGTGGTGCGCGACCTTTACGAAGCGAGCCATGCGCCGATTCTGCTGATCGGTGAAGAGCAGCTGCCACACAAGCTCAAACGCTGGGAGCGGTTCCATGGTCGCGTATTGGCTTGGGTGCCAGCACAGCCGGTTGACTTGAGTGATGCCCGCGCCTTGCGCTCGGTCTACAGCAATGACATTGAAATTGCTGACGATTTACTCAATAAGACGCTGGAAGCCGCACACGGCTCAGTACGTCGGGTCGCGGTGAATCTGAACAATATCCGCAAAGTCGCGCTGGAACTGGGGCGTGAATCAATGGATTTGAAGGCTTGGGGAAGTCGGCCTCTGTTTACTGGCGATGCGCCAAAACGGAGAGTGTAACGATGGGTGCGAAACGCAGTTATCGCGCAGCAAAACGCATGGAAAGCGCTGGTGGCCGTGGTTCCTTTCAGCGTATTTGGGAAGCCATTCGAGCACGGCGCGAGGATTTCACTCCCTTTTTGCTGCACAGCGATTCGGGTGTTGCAGCGGGCACGATTGGTAACTACCTCAGTGCCTTGCGCCGTGGCGGGTATATCGAACGACTAAATCAACGCCATAAAGCGGCAGATCAACAGCATTTCAAGCTGGTCAAGGATTGCGGGATTGAATATCCGCGCCTGAATGCAAATGGCACTCCAAACCTGCGGGAGCTGGGTACCGAGGCGATTTGGCGCACGATGCGGATCATTGGCGAATTTAGCGTTAGAGAACTAACCAATTTTGCCAGCACACCAGAGCGGCCACTGTCGCAGGATACCGTGAAGCTGTATGTGCGGCACATGGTGCATGCGGGCTATGTGGTGCGTACATCGGCTGGTCGGTACCGCATTGTGCTGGCCAAGTATTCCGGCCCACGTCCGCCCGTTGTTGGTAAGGCCAGCTATGTCTATGACCCGAACCTGGACAAGGTTGTTTGGGAGGAAAGCGTTAATCATGTCGACCTATGACAAATCTCGCGAATTAGCCAAAAAGTATGCCGATGAACATGGCTTTACAGCGCTCGGCAAATTGATTGGCTACAGCCGTCCTACTGTCAGCTTGTTTGTGCGTGGGCTTTATCCAGGTGATGCCGCTGCAGTGAGCAAGGCTGTACTGAAAAAGCTCAATACCGTGGTTTGCCCGCACTTACGCCGTGATATCGGTCTGCCAGAGTGCCAGGCAACCTCGTCTAGCCGAGCACCCATGCATAACCCAATGAAACTGCAGCACTGGCGCACTTGCCAACGCTGCCCAAAGAAGTCGGAGGTGGTATGAGTGCCAGAGATTGTTTACCGCAAGGGGCTACATTGTTGGCCGATACCGAGCGCGTAGTACCAGTGATGCGCTGGTGTATTCAACAAGGTGGCATGGTGTTGCAGCAAAACGCAGGGTATCGCAGTCGGCCATCGGTACTGATCCAGGCATCGAAATCCAGCCACCTGATTAAGCAATTGAAAGAGGCTGGCGCTGAAACTGTCGGGCACCAGTATGGAGTTAAAGGGCGAGAAAACTTGTGGCAGGCGGTCATTGATGAATGCCTGATTCAATGGTGGGAACCGGAGGTGATCTGATGAAAGTGCTTAATGACAATTTTGTGCAAAAACTCGGTCAAGTCAACGACGTGATCCGCCGCCTGCGCCAAGCGGGGGTGACCACCTTGGCCAATGATTTTGGCGGCCAAAGCTGGGGGCTACTGGTTGACACCCGCCCACCCGAAACCGTGGTGCCAGTCAGCATTGCCAAACGAGCTGGGAAGCCGGTGACTTTTATGAACGGCGTGCAGCTGAAGTGGGGTGAGCAATGATCCCTACTGGACTAGATACATGGCGGCAATATCGCGCTGAAACCGAGCGGGCCTTGATGACGGTCTATCGACCCGAGTTGGAAAAGCGCCGCGAAGCGCGGCATGGCATTGAAGATTTGGAATACACCCGCCGTAGCCGAGAGGTTTGGGAAATCGCAGAACAATTGGATCGGAGCATCCCACGTGCGTGATTTGCCCAACCACGTCAAAGCCGAACTAGCGGCAGCAGTAGAAACGATGGTGGCGCAGGGTGTTGACCGGCTAATCGCCCGTCAGAAAGTTTGGCAGAACTACCAGAACGAATTGGTGGCCATTGCCGAGACCATGCCCAGCGTCGCAGATCGTGCGGTGCCAGAGCTGCCACCACCCAAGCAAGACTGGCGAGGCCAGCAAGATTTATCTCGCCACGGTAACAAACCTTTATTCCGGCCTCGTGCCGATAGCGGCGAGCAGTATTGGACGCCAGAGCGCAAGGCCAAAAGCCAAAGCGAGCTGGATAAGGTGAAGCAATTACTCAGGATGAAGTTATGAAACAAGAAAATTTTATGGAAGACGCCAAGGGTCGCTTGGTGCCAATGGACATGATTAAGCCAGTCGATTTGCAGCGCAATGAATTGGTGCTGGAAATCGTCGCTAAAGCGCAAAAGGTCAGCGAGACCTTGGCCCAGTTCAAGAAAGAAGTATTTGACGATATCCAGGCATTCGCTGAGCTGTCAGCCGAACGCTACGAAGCCAAAGTGGGCGGCCAGAAAGGCAATCTGACGCTGACTAGCTTTGATGGACGCTACAAAGTCATGCGTGCAATCAGCGATACGTTGACCTTTGATGAAGGCTTGCAAGCCTCCAAATCGCTAATCGACGAATGCGTGCACGAATGGACAGAAGGCGCTCGCAGCGAGATCCGCGCACTGATCAATGACGCGTTTAACGTCGATCAGAAAGGCAAGATTAGCACGGGGCGCATTTTGAGCCTGCGCCGTTTGGATATTACCGATGAGAAATGGCAGCGCGCCATGAAAGCACTATCTGACTCAGTCACGGTGCAGTGCTCCAAGTCTTATGTGCGCGTGTATGAACGGGTCGGCAATACCAGCGAATACCGTTCAATTCCGCTTGATGTGTCGGGGGTGTGAAATGGCTGATATTTCAGTCAGTTGCACACGTTGCAGAAATAAACACCTTGAATCAGAGCGCATTCAGGTGCCAGCGAAGAATGGGATGTCACATCTTGTATGTCCAAGATGTAAATGCCGATCCTACTTTGATTTGACCCCATTTTCTGCATGGTGCTTTGCAAGTGGCTTGATCGAGTTTGGTCTTGAGGAAGATAAGCCGGATGGCGCAATTATTATTGCAAGAGGTGAAAAATCAAGCATCAAGGCGGTTGTTGATTGCCTAGCTCGACATGGTAAAGGTGAGAGCGCTGGAAAATTACTCGTGCCAGGTGTACCAGAAGCTGTTGATCAACATTCTGGTATGGATGCTTTGATTGATTGGCTTAAATGGTGCGCGAAAGGAAATGGCCATAAAGGTCGTTTTGGCGTCGAATTTTGTAGTGGGGTGTGACATTAAGCCCGACGTAGCCCGTAACAACCGCATGCGGCTGGCGTTAATCAGCCGTAAATCGAAACCCAATTTTAACGCCAAGGAGCTAGACCATGAACAAACCAGAACTCATTCAACTGATTGCAGCCAATGCCGACTTGACCCAGCGCCAAGCAGAGGATGCGCTGAACGCATTGACCAGCGCAGTGCTTGAAACAGTGCGGGCCGGTAACGAGATCCGCATTCCTGATCTGGGCAAATTCAGTGTGGATCAAAAACCAGCTCGCCCTGGTCGTAATCCACGCACCGGCGAAACCATCCAGATCGAAGCCAAGCGCGCCGTTAAGTTTACCGCCGCTAAGGCGCTAAAAGACTGGGCGAATCGCTAGGTTTACAGCGTATAGCGGCTTGCCTGCAGGTCGCTATGCGAAGTGAATCTGGCCAGATGCTTCTCCCAACATTTTAACGGAGCTGAAGATGGATAAGGCAACAGCGATCAGCAAGATCAGGAAGTGTCTGGCGCTTTCAAAGAGCGCCAATGAGCATGAAGCCGCTGCTGCGCTGAAGATGGCGCAAAAACTAATGGCTGAATTCGGCGTGGACGATGAAACCCTGCTGGCAGCAGAGGCTGCCGAAGCAAAAGCCAGGGCGAGTGCTAAGAAAGACCCCTCGAAGTGGGAAACGAACTTGGCACATATTGTTTCGGATGCATTTGGCTGCAAGCTGATATTTACCATGAGCTCAACCGGTGGTTTTTGGGGGTTCATCGGTTGCGGCGCCTCGGCAGAGATTGCGCAGTATGCATTTGAAGTCCTGCTTAGGCAGGTAAAGAAAGAGCGTGCAGCCTTCACAAAAACCGAATGTAAGCGTCTGAAGGCAATTAACAAAACCCGCCGCGCTGATTTGTTCTGCGAAGCATGGGTTTATTCGGTTTCTCGGCAGGTTCATAAGTTCGCAGGAACAGACGCCACCGTCGCCGCAATCGATGCGTTTATTGCCCAAAAATATGGTGAAAAACTCAAAGAGTCGGAGGTAAAAGATCGCAATAAAGATCGCAAGTTAAAAGATAAAGATTGGGATGCAATTGATGCCGGAATGCAGGCAGGTAAAAAGGCCCAACTGAATCACGGTGTCGGCAGCCAAGCAGGCGCGCAAGCGCTGCTGGCTTAAGGGGGCGATATGCTTTGGTTTAGAAATCTACAGATTTACCGTTTGGCCGCCGATCATGCGCTGACTGCCGATCTAATTGACGCCGAGTTGGCCAAGCGCCCATTTGTGCCATGCGGCAGCATGGACATGGACTCGTGCGGCTGGATTGCTCCTGCCAGGTTTGCGCAGGACAGCTTTGCATTTGCCCGTCAAAACGCCGTGCTGGTTTGTCTCAAATCAGAAGAGAAAGTGCTGCCCGCCGCAGTGATCAAGGACGAGCTGGATTATCGCGTCGAACAAATCGAATCGGCAGAAAACCGCAAGTGCGGCCGTAAAGAGCAGCGTGAATTGAAAGATCGAATTGTCGAAGAGCTGACCCCGCGAGCCTTTACCCGTTCCCGTGTGCGGCGTGCTTTGCTTGATCTGGAAAATGGGCTGGTGATTGTTGATTCGGCCAGTGCGGCCAATGCCGAGTTCTTGCTTTCAACCCTGCGTGAAACGCTGGGCAGTTTGCCAACTCGCTTGGTCGAAACTGAGATCAGCCCTGCTGTGGCCATGACCGATTGGTTGTACGGCGCAATCCCTGATGAATTCTCACTCGGTCAAGCTGCCGAATTAAAAGCACCAGGTGATGAAGGAGCAATTGCGCGCTTTAAACGTCAGGTGATGGATTGCAAAGAGGTCAGCGAGCACCTGAAGGTCGGCAAGATCGTCACTGGCCTCAGTTTGGCCTTCGGCGAACGCCTGACCTTCACGCTGACCGAGTCGCTGGAAATCAAATCGCTGGCGATGCTGGATGTCTTGAAAGACGAGCTGAAAGATATGGATGCCGAAACGCAGGATGACTTGTTTGAATCGCAATTTGCGCTGCTGATTGGTGAGTTGCGTGGGTTTATTCCCGCTTTGCTTGATTCCTTGGGGGGTGAACGAAATCCGTAACCTTAAGCATGTCTGATTCCCTGCCTGTAGCCCGTTAGCCATAGCGGGTTATGGAGAGTGAATCTACCGAGACTGAAAATGCTAGATAAAGCCCAACTTGCAAAAATCCACATCGCCAAGAAAGAGCTGGCGATGGACGATGCGACCTATCGCGCCATGCTGCAGAACGTGGCTGGCGTGGATTCGGCCTCCAAGCTCACTGTGCCGATGGCCATGAAGGTGCTCGCGCACCTGCAAAGCTGCGGTTTCAAACCCAAGGCTAATCCAAAGCATGGCAAGAAACCGACTAAGCCTGCTGCTGGCAAGGCCGCGCTGATGAGCAAGATCGAAGCCTTGTTGGCTGAGCGTGGTTATCCCTGGGAATACCTTACCCGCGCTAGCAAGTCTGGCCAGAGCATGGTTCAGCGGATTTGCAAAGTAGATGCGCTTGAATTTGCCACGGCGGAAGGCCTGGGCAAACTGGTGGCTGCGCTGAGCTATGACCTGCAACGTAACGGACGGAAAGCATCGTGATTACCATCGACCAAATCCACCAAGCTGACGTGCAACTACTGCCATCCAGTGTGCAAGAGCTGGTGCGGGTTATCGGCCTAACCGCCGCCCTGAAGTTGGTTGAGCTGCATGGAGGGACGAGCATATTAATTCCCCAAGGTAAAAAGCGTGCAGGTCAAATCGCTTATGAGGCGCTCGCAGAAATCATTGGGTATAAGGAAATGGCGCTGCTGGCCGAGCATTACCGTGGTGACGATGTGCTTTATATCCCTAGTTGCAAAGCGGCGGTACGTGCGGTACGCAATCGTCTGATCCGGTCAGACTTTGATGCGTACACCGGCGAAGAAAGTGCTAATCGCGCTGTGATGAAGCTGGCGCGTGATCATCATCTCAGTGACCGTCGCGTGTGGGAAATTTTGAAAGAAGTTGATCTGGTACGTGTGGAGCAAGTCAGCTTGTTTTAAGATTTGGCCTATCAATCATAAAGGCCTCATCATGAAACAAATAATACTTCCCGCTATTTTGGCTACGGCGCTTATCGGTTGTGGAAATTCTCAAGAAACGGAGCAACTAAGAAATTCGCTTTCTGATTCTCAGGCTCAGAACCAAACACTGCAGAATGAACTAAACCAATTCAAGGCCGCAAAAGAACCCCACGAACAAAAAGCGATGGAGGCTTTCTATACCACGTTGCGTAATACGACTACGTGGGATGAGTTTCCAGATAAACCTGCAATTGCAGGATATGAACAGGCAAAACGTACGCTGGCTACGATTGCGCTAGTCAAAGGAACGATGAAAGAAGCTGCAGCTAAACCTGAAACGCTGCAAACGTTTATCGGTGTTCTGAGAACCATGGAGCAGGCATGGCCAGAACGGTTTAGTGAAGATGGGAAAAAAATCCATGATGTCCTTTGGGCTTGTCGAGATGCTGTGATGTTGTCTCGGTTAACGCTTGAAGGTGTATCTGATTCACGAACTAATGATGTCGTGCGGCTCGCATCCATCCAGACTGATGCCGTTAGCCGTTGCTCCATGGGCTTGGCGCTGATGGCAAAAAGTGAAAAATAGTCTTTCGACTACCCATACCTAGTAAAGCCAATCTAGCAACCCACTGAACCCCATCCCCCCGATCACCACGCGCGCGCGAGCTGAAAATGACAGGCATCTACCAAGGAGCCTGTCATGCCCAGTCGCAAAATCGAAGACCTCCATCCTGATTTGCAGCCCATTTGCCGCGAGTTTTTACGACGCTGTGCAGCAGCAGGCCTCAATATCCTGATTACTGGCACTTATCGCAGCAATGCTGAGCAGGACGTGATGTATGCCCAAGGGCGAACTACGCCTGGGCCAATCATTACTCGCGCTAAAGGTGGTCAGTCAGCGCATAACTTCACCATCAACGGTCAGCCAGCAGCACGTGCATTCGATATTGTTCCCGTCAAAAAAGGCGCGGCAGTTTGGGATAGCGATGACCCGCTGTGGCAAAAAGCAGGCCAAATTGGCATGGATTTAGGCCTGAATTGGTATGGCCGTCCAGGTGCACCATTCCGTGAGTTCCCGCATTTTGAATTAAAGGCGGGCTAATCATGCGATTAATGCTTTCAATGGCTGCCGCAATGTTGGGTGCTTTGCCACAGATCTCAGTTTCTTATGGAGACTACCAGGGCAATATCAAAGCCAAAGACTCCCCTCAGCCTCATCGCCACAGCGGTGTACGCGCAGCTCGTCGTCATGCTGCTAAACGTCGCAATCAACGTCGGGGGCGAAAATGAAACTCTCCGATCTGATTACTGATGCCCAGGGCGAGCGCCTATCTCACTCCAAAATCTGGGCCAATGTGGCCTGCGCTGCTGGCACTGCTGTGTTTATCAAGCAAGGCTGGGCTGGCACGCTGACTGCTGATGTCTGGTTTGTGTATCTGGGCGTGGTGGGCGGTTACGCCGTGGCTCGCCGCTGGCTCGCGAATAAGGGGGCTGCGCAATGAGTTATCCACAACTGATTTGGCTTGCGCTCAACGGTATAGCGCTTGGCATTGCGCTGAGCGAACACGGCAAGCCTAAAACCGGCAAACACAGTTTCTGGAGCACCTTGATTGCTGTTGGCTTGGGCTATTGGATCGTCAGCGCTGGCGGCTTTTTTAGCGGGGGCCACTGATGAACTTGCTTGATCTTCTTCTCAATCGCTGGACTAGAACCATTGTTCTCGCAGTGAGTTGTGCTTGTGTCGGTGCTTATCACGGCTATCAATGGGGCCGCGCTCACGGCGATACCTTATTGGCCGCCCAGGACAAGAAACACTCAGAGCAAATGCTGACCCAGCTGCAGGCGCGTGAGTCTGATCTCAAAACAGCGATCCAGATCCGCGACGATTTAACACAAGCATTGTCGCTGGCCAACGCCGACTTGGCCGAGCAGCGCGTGCAACTTGCAAGGAAAGTACCTCATGTCACAACTGTTTACCGTTCCGCGCCGGATGCTGCGCCTCAGCCTTTGCCTGCTTGCGTGTTCACTACTGGCTTCGTGCGCGAGTGGAACTCAGCTCTCGGATTGCCCGAAGCCGGTAGCACCGCCGAAGGCGCTGACCAGCAAACCAGCAAAACCGAAAGCACTGACGGCCTCGACGCCAGCACCGTCACCCAGGCCGACATCCTCTCCAATCACATCGACAACGCCATCCGTTGCCGTGCCATTGAAAACCAATTGACAGGCTTGATTGATTGGCACCGGAGCCAGCCATGACGGACATCTTTGATCGGGCCAGCGATCTGGAGCAGTGGCAGCGTGATAAAGCGATTGCCATTGCCCGCGAGCAAGTTGAGTCGACGGTAACTTCGCTGGGTTGCCACGATTGTGGTGAGCCTATACCAGAGGCGCGCCGCAATGCTCAGCGACACTGTACGCGCTGTGTGCCTTGCCAAACAAAATATGAAAAAGGGAGAGCCTGATGGGCGACGTAAACAATAGCGATTTGGCAATGATGTTGGGTCGCCTGGAAGGCAAGCTTGATATGGTGCTGGCGAATCAGGAGCGCTTGAATGGTCGCGTTGATGATGTAGAAACGCGCCTGCGCCACGTTGAAGTTCAGGCTGCCAAGTCGGGTGCGATTGGTGGTGGCATTGCTGCCGTAGGAACAGCTATTGCAATCAAAATGCTTGAGCGAGTGTTTATGTAATGGCGCACCCAAAGGAAACCCGCGACAAATTACGCCGACTCTTTATTTTTGACCAGCAACCCATCGAAACGGCAGCCTTGCAATGCAATGTGCCAATTGGTACTGCACGGCGCTGGAAAAGTGATGCGCTGGCTGATGGTGATGACTGGGACAAGCTGCGTGCTGCACAGACCTTAGCTGGTGGCAGTATGGAAGAGCTGGCGCGGCAAATGTTGGCGGGTTTCTTGCTGCAATATCAGACCGCGATGGAGTCGTTAAACGCTAACGATAGCGAAGAAAAATTAACGGCCATGGCGCGGGTCAACATGCTGGCTAGCCTGGCAGACTCATACAACAAGACGGTGGCCGCCAGCCGCCGTGTCTTGCCAGAGACCAGCCAACTGGCGACGGCGATGGAAGTTGTCCAGGCGCTGGCCGGATTTATCCGTGATCGCTATCCGCAGCATGCCGCTGCCTTTATTGATGTGCTTGAGCCATTTGGCGAAGAATTAGCGAAGCGTTATGGCTAAAAATAAGCGCGATTTCCTCAAAGACTTAGCTTCACTCGCCGCCGATCTACGCCGCACCATTGAAGCTGAGGTGTGCGGCTTTGACCCAAGCCCAGCAGCAATTGCCGAGCGCCGCCTCAAGGTATTTGATCCGGTCAATGGCTTTGCATTTCTTGTTGAGAACTACTTCCCACACTACGTGAAGTTTCCAGAGCGTAGTCAGTTGCATGAGTATCTATTTACGCGCTTGCCGCAAATTGTGGCGAGCGATAAAAGTGAAACCGATGCAATTGCCGCCCCACGTGGAGAGGCCAAATCAACGCTGGTTTCGCAGTTATTTGTCATCTGGTGCGATATCACTGGGCGCAAGAAATATCCTGTGATTGCGATGGATAGTATCGACCAGGCATATCCGATGCTTGAGGCGATCAAAGCTGAGTTGGAGTTTAATCCCCGCCTGATAATGGACTTCCCTGAAGCCACTGGCCAAGGCCGTGTGTGGCAGGCCGGTACCATCGTGACTCGCAACGATGTAAAGATTCAGGTCGCTGGTTCGGGTAAAAAGCTGCGCGGTTTACGGCATGGCCCGCACCGGCCTGATCTGGCCGTGCTGGACGATATCGAAAATGATGAGCAAGTCCGTAACCCTGATCAGCGCGACAAACTGCAAGCATGGCTGACTAAAACCGTGCTGCCATTGGGTGGCGCTGCAGCCAAGTTTGACGTGGTCTATATCGGTACGATTTTGCATTACGACTCGGTACTAAGCCGAACGCTGAACAACAAGCTGTGGAAGTCGGCGCGCTTTAAGGCTGTGCTGCGCTGGCCAGATCGCATGGACTTGTGGGAACGCTGGGAAGAGCTGCTGCGCAATGATGGCGAAGATGTAGCCGATGCCTTCTATGCCGCGAAGAAAGCGGCGATGGATGAAGGATCAGTGGTGTCCTGGTCGGCACGTCCGATTGAAAAGCTGATGAAAATCCGTGCGCGTGATGGTCACTCTGCTTTTGACTCCGAGTACCAGAATGATCCAGTGGCTGGTGATGCTGCGCCTTTTGCGACATGCATCCAGTTCTGGGTCAACCGGCTTGCTGATTGGATTTTCTACGGCGCGTGTGATCCATCCTTGGGTAAGAAAGGCGCGAGCCGTGACCCGTCAGCACTCTTAGTCGGTGGTTTCAATCGCAGTACTGGCGTGCTTGATGTCGTTGAAGCCGCTATCCGTAAGCGCCTGCCGGACAAAATTATTAGCGATGTGATCAGCATGCAGCGTGAGTATCGCTGCCTGCTGTGGGTGGTGGAGTCGGTGCAGTTTCAAGAGTTCTTGCGTACCGAGTTGGTCAAGCGAGCCGCAATCGCAGGAATTCCTGTGCCTGCTCGCGCCATTATTCCGAGCACTGACAAGCTGCTGCGCATTGAAAGTCTGCAACCGCACATGGTCAATGGGCTGATTCGGCTTCACCCCAGCCAAACCACCTTGCTGGATCAGTTGCGACACTTCCCGATGGCCGATCACGACGACGGCCCTGATGCCTTGCAAATGCTGTGGATGGCCGCGACGACTGGTTTTGGCCAAATTGATTTTACACCTGTGCAACACCACTCCAGTTTTGGTGGTGGCGGTGCTTGGTAAATAAAGAGTGACAAATATGCCGAAAATTTTAGATCAGTATGGAAACCCCATTGAGCAAGCCGTGTTGCGAGAAGCGCAATCGGCCAAGCTAACCCATACTCCGCGTGAATTTGCGCAGCATCCGGCCAAAGGATTAACGCCACCACGCCTGGCGCAAATTCTTGAAATGGCTGAAATGGGCAATCTGGCTGCACAAGCCGATTTGTTTTGTGATATCGAAGAAAAAGATGCGCATGTGTTTGCCGAAATGAGTAAACGCAAGCGAGCTTTGCTGACTTTGGACTGGCGTGTTGAGCCGCCACGCAATGCCACGCCTGCCGAGAAAAAACAGGCCGAGCAAGTGCAGGAATGGCTGCTGGACATTGCAGACTTTGAAGATGTGCTGTTGGATTGCCTGGATGGGATCGGGCATGGCTTCTCTGCATTGGAGATTGATTGGCAGCGGCTTGGCAGTACCTGGCATCCACAAAGCCTGACGCACCGGCCGCAACGCTGGTTTCAAACGTTGCTGCATGATGGTAATGCTTTGCGCTTGCGTGATGGTTCTTTGGAAGGTGCTGAGCTGTGGCCATTTGGCTGGGTAATTCACAAACACAAAGCAAAAAGTGGCTATCTGACCCGTGCTGGCCTGCATCGCGTCTTGGCGTGGCCGTACCTGTTTAAGAATTACAGCGTGCGTGATTTGGCTGAGTTTCTTGAAATTTACGGCTTGCCATTGCGACTCGGTAAATACCCTAGTGGTGCGACCGAAGCTGAAAAATCGACTTTGCTCCAAGCCGTGGCGAGTATTGGCCATAATGCTGCAGGCATCATTCCAGAAGGGATGGTGATTGAATTTGTTGAGGCTGCCAAAGGAAGTTCAGACCCATTTCAAGCCATGATGGATTGGTGCGAGAAGTCGCAGTCGAAAGCCATTCTCGGCGGTACGCTCACCAGCCAGGCCGATGGTAAAACCAGCACCAATGCCTTGGGCAGTGTTCACAATGAAGTGCGCCATGATTTGATGGTATCGGATTCGCGCCAGTTGGCCAGCACGCTGAGCCGTGATTTGATCTATCCGCTGTTGGCGCTGAACGCGGGTGATATCGACCCGCGCCGTTTGCCCCAATTCGTGTTTGATACGCGCCAGGTCGGTGACATGAAGCTCTATGCTGATTCGCTGCCGAAACTGGTGGGCTTGGGGCTGCGGGTCAAAACCGACTGGGTGCATGACAAATTGGCGATCCCTGTGGCGCAAAAGGATGACGAAGTATTGGTTGCGCCACGTCCAGAAATGGCATTGCCACCTGAACTTAGGCCAAAGCCAGGTGTGGCTGATGCCAAATATCGCGCAGTGCTCACCAATGCCCAGGGCGAAGTTGTTTATCCTGATCAGCATGCGATTGATACCGCAGAGCTGCCCGATCTGGATGCGGCCATGCAAGCCTTGCTGGCCCCGCTGGTGCGTCAAATCCAGTCAGGCGACAGCCCTGAAGCGGTAAAGGCTGCACTGTCTAGTGCTTGGCCAGAGCTGGACGATGCCCAATTGCAGTCCATGTTGACACGTGCTTTATTTGTGGCCGATGTCTGGGGGCGCATTAATGGCGCTGCCTGATTTGGGTTATGCCATCGGCCTACCGCCTGAGAAAGCCATCGAATACTTTGAGACTAAAGGTTACGCGATTGGTTTTAAGTGGCAAGAGGTATGGGCGGAAGCTCATGCGAAAGCCTTTACGGTCGCTGGCGTGACAAAACTCGACGTGTTGGAAGACATCAGGGGCGAGCTTAATGCGCTACTGAAAAGTGGCGGCACGCTGCAAGAGTTTAAGAACAATTTGATTCCTAAATTAAAGCAAAAAGGCTGGTGGGGTAAGGGAAGGATGGTTGATGACGATACCGGCGAGGTCGTCGGTAAACGGCTTAATCCCCGCCGACTGGAGACAATTTTTCGCACTAATCTGCAGGCGGCGTACAGCGCTGGGCGTTATCAAGCGCAGCTTGAAGACACCGATCTGCGCCCATGGTGGGAGTATGTGGCGGTGTTGGATAATCGTACACGGCCACGCCATCGTGCGCTGTCTGGACAGATTTTTCGCTATGACGATTCGTTTTGGCGCAGCTTTTATCCACCTAACGGTTGGAATTGTCGCTGTCGCGTTCGGACTCGTAGTGAACGCGACATCGAACGAAAGTCACTGGCAACCAGTAGTAGCGAAGGCCGCTTAGGTGAAACCGAGCAGATCATCGACAAGAAAGGCACTACTCGGCATGTGCCAAGCTACACAACGCCGAGTGGCGAGGTGTTTACCGCTGATGCTGGTTTTGGCTACAACCCTGGTCGAGCCGCCTACCAGCCTGAGCTGGATCGCTATGACAAAGATGCTGCAAGACAATATGTGAAGGGAGCGCTTACTGGGCCTGCTTTTAAAAACTGGTACCAAGGTATGGATCAGGCCGTAGGTGCATTGCGCCAGGCTATGCCAGCAAGCAGCAAGAGTGAGTTGGCGAGAGTCGCTCGTCAGCAATTGACCGTTGGGCAGCGTTATCCAGTTGCAGTGTTGTCGCCGGAGTATCAGACGCTGTTGAAAGCAGAAGCCCAAACTGTTTGGTTATCCGATGACACGCTGGCTAAACAGTTGGTTAATCGGCATGGGCAGGATATTGAGTTGGCCGATTACTGGCGGGTGCAGGACGTCATCGAGCAAGCGCAATTGATCGTGCAGGATGGCGAACAAAGCCTAGTCTTTGTGCGCCAAGGTGATCGCGTATATCACGCAGCAGTAAAGGCTACACAGACAGGCAAGGCTATGTTTTTGACGTCGTTCAGAGAGAGTAATAAGGATGCTGCAGAGGCAGCAATGAAGCGCGGTAAGGTCGTGAAAAATGACCTGATAAAGAAATAGCCTCGGGAGAGACTCCCACTTCCTCTCACGCGATCCGTCTTGCGACGTTCTACGGCCGGGAGATTCACCGTGTTTCCGAGGCACAAATAGAGTATAGCCATGATTCAAGTAGAAATCGATACGTCCCGACTGGAAGCCTTGTTTGAGCGACTTGCTAAAGCTGCGGCCAGCCCTGCGCCAGCGATGCGGGCTGTGGCTGGTGTGATGCTTGATGCCGTCGAGGAAAATTTTGTTCAGGAGGGTCGCCCACGGTGGTTGGGGTTAAAGCCTGGCTATCGCACAGGTGGGCGAATACTGAACAATACAGGTCGCTTGGCCGGTAGTCTCGTGAAGTCGAGCGATGCAACAGGTGCTCAAGTGAAGGCGGGAAATTCAGAGGTTAAGTATGCCGCTATTCATCAATTTGGTGGGCAAACACGACCGCATTTGATAGTGGCGCGTAATGCCAAAGCGCTCAAATTTGGTAATCGCTATGCCAAGTCTGTAAAGCATCCAGGCTCAAAAATACCGGCTCGACCATTTTTAAAGTTGATGCCTGAGGATGAGGCTGAGATTGAATTCACTGTATCGAACTATCTACGGCAAGTGATTGAGCGGTAAGGCGGTATAAAAGCGCGGAGAGCCATTGCTGGTGAAATTTGGTGGCATTGGTGTAGTGCTGGGCGGTGTTGCGATTTTAACGCGGTATTAACGCCAGTATTGGGCATTCTTTGATTTGACATCGTACTGCCAAAGGCGTGTCAGGTATATTTCCTAAGTGTTCTTTGATGAGTCGTCAGAAAAGGAAATGTGCCATGCTGTACTTTATAGATCGAATTGATTTTGTCGGTGATGCTCCTGAATGCCATTTTCAAGACAAGGGTGTGAGGCACAGCGTCAGAAAAGGTATCGCGCATATCGTGCGTGATGAAAATGGCCAAGAGTTCGTCGCTGGCCCTTCTTGCGCTAGGCGTCATACCAAAGACACAAATTGGGGAGAGCGTGTACCTGACTTTACGAAGGGGGCGCTAATGGTGCCCGTTGAGGCTCATCCTGGTGGTGGGGGTGGAGCTGCAGGGCCGCGAGCAGATGATGATGGTGAGCCACTTGAAAATGTTGATGACTTTGCCGTGGCTTATTTGCGTTTGCGATTTGAAAAATTAGCAAAAATGGGGTTTGTAGGTGCCGCCCACGCCAAACTCGAGCCCCGTTACCAAGAGTGGCTGCAGCATAAAACTTTGAGTGAAAGTGCAAGAACTCACATCAAAAATATAGAAAAGATGGAGGGTCAGCAATACGATACGTTTAGGATGGCCAGACTTCAAAAGTGCTATGCAGTGGCATTCTTGATTCAGGCGGCTTTAAAAAATCCGATCAAAGATTATGACCGCAAGTACTTGGATTCATACAACACATGGATTAAGAAAAATTACATGCTGACCGTCCCTCAGATGGACACATTGAGAAAGATCTTTGCCAATTTGAAAGATCCATTGTTTTCCAGGGTGCAACTCACCAATTTCTAATTAACTACTGAACCCCTTCCTCCCGATTTAACCCTCTCATAGCCCCGACAATCGGGGCTATGTCGAATCTAGCTCATCTCTTCGCCGCACTGTCGGTCGAACTTAATCCCGAAAAGCTCAAAGAGCCAATCAAGCTTTTGCCAGCGGGTGAATTCCGTGCGAGCGATGGGCGGCCAGCTGAGTGCGCTGCTTGGGTTTTGGACGCAGCAAATGCAGCCGTATTGGTTGCGACAGCTGCCGCCAAAAAAACCAAAACAGTAGTCGATTACGAACATCAAACATTGCTCGCCGCCGAGAACGGAAAGCCCGCACCCGCTTCTGGCTGGTTTACCACGCTGGAATGGCGAGAAGGTGATGGCCTGTACACCGTTGTCGATTGGACTGCGGCAGCTGCTGCCGCGATAGAAGCCAAAGAATATCTCTATATTTCCCCAGTTTTCACTTACGGCAAAGATGGTCGCATTCAGCGACTGCTGCATGTTGCTTTGACCAATACGCCAGCGCTTGATGATCTTCCCGAGTTATCAGTCGCCGTACTTTCCCGCATGGCGTTTCTTTCTACTTCAACCCCAACCCAACCGGAGACTGACATGGATGAACTCCTCGAGCAGCTGCGCTGGTTACTTAATCTGCCCGTTGGAAGTACGGCAGAAGATGTAAAAGCGCAATTACAAAAATTAATGGATCAATTGAAAGGTGGCAATACAGCCGCTGCCAGTGTTGATCTGGCGGCATTGCTGGTTGAGCAGCAAACGAAGATTGCTGCCCTGTCCGCTAATCAAGCCGACCCAGCCAAGTTCGTGCCAATTGAAACCATGCGTGAGCTGCAAGGCCAACTGGCGGCACTGACGCTGCAAGTTCAACAAGGCGAAGTCGAAGAGCTGATTCAGGTTGCGCTGTCTGATGGCCGCCTGCTTGGCGCACAAGAGGCTTGGGCGCGTGATTTGGGTAAAACCAATCTGGCCGCGCTGAAGGGTTACTTGGATACCGCACCAGCTATTGCGGCACTTTCACGGCCACAAACCAAAGGCAACAGCCCTGATTCTATCCCCGCCAGTTCCGCTGGTTTTGTTGTGCCAGCGGGCTGCGAGGTGAATCAAGCTTCACTCTCATTGCACCAAGCCGCGCTGGAATATCAGCGCCTGAATGGTGTGCCTTATGAAACTGCCGTATCCATCGTGGAGAAACAGAAATGAGTCAGCAAGCTATTTCAGTGCTTGATTTGCCTTTGCAGGCTTCAGGTGCGGTGCAGGAATACCGTTGCGTTGGTTTTAACGGTGCGCAAGCCACTGTGGCCGGTCAGAAAATTCACGGCGTCGCTCGTCGCGGTGCTGCGAATGGCCAATGGTTTGAATCCACAGTGCTGGGTACCGCCGTGGCCGAAGCCGGTGGTGCGTTTGGCGCAGGCGTTGCACTCGTAACTGACGCAAATGGTCGCGTGATTGCAGCTACGGCCCTGGGCGCAACAGTTGGCACCTTGGCGGTCGCGGCTGGCGCTACGGCAGTGACATCTGCAGTGGCCAATGGTGCGGGTTCAGTTACGGGTACGCCAGCACTTGCTGGTTCAGATCTACCGCAGCACATCATCGGTTTTTCACTGCAAGCAGCAACTGGTGCAGGTGACTTTGTCGAAATTTTGGTGCGTTAACGACCGCTCGTTCAATTTTTAGGAGATACAAATGCCACAAACGAATGCCGGTGTACGGATTATTGATCCAATTCTCAGTACCGTTGCCCAAGGTTATGCCAACCAAGAATACGTCGGGATGAACTTGTTCCCAGGCGTACCGGTTTCGGCTTCCGGTGGTCAGATCTTGGAGTTTGGTCGCGAGGCCTTCCGTTTGTATTCATCAGCTCGCTCGCCTGGTTCTGGTACTCGTCGCGTGCAATACGGTTACTTGGGCCGCCCGTTTGCGCTGGAAAACCATAGCCTGGAAGGTATGGTGCCGCGTGAGCATCAGCGTGATGCGGCTCAAGTGCCTGGTATTGATCTGGGCAAAGGTGCCGTGAAAAAAACCATGAAGGCGCTGCAGTTGTCATTGGAAGTAGCCCAGGCAACCGTTGCAACTAACGCGGCCAATTATCCAGGGACAAACAAAGTTGCATTGGCTGGTGCGGCCAAATGGTCTGATCCAGGTTGCGACATTGTCGCAGGGGTCGATGTGGGTCGTGAGGCGATTCGCTCTCAGTGTGGCCTGTATCCAAACGTACTGGTGTTGTCACCTGTCGCATTTAACGCGGCCAAAAACAATCCGAAGATTGTGGCGCGTTTTCAGTACACCAGCGCGCAGTCCATTACGCCAGAAATGCTGGCAGGCATCTTCAACGTGAAAAAAGTGGTCGTGGGTGCGGCAGTGTATTGGACTGACGCCAACGTGGCCACGGACGTTTGGGGCAATAACGCGGTACTGGCGTATGTGCCAGAAGGCCAGCTCTCTGATGTGGATGAACCCTCTTATGGTTACACCTATACCATGGATGGCAATCCAGCTGCTGAGCCGCCGTATTACGACAACAACTCTAAGAGCTGGATTTATCCAGTGACCTATGAGCGCGTACCAGTCATCAGCGGGATTATCGCTGGTTATCTGATCCAAAACCCTGCGTAAGGAGTAGGCCATGTACCGCGTATTGCAACCAGTTTTGCATGGTGTTCGTGAAGGTGACGTGGTGGTTGAGCGTCGCTTTGAAGCAGGCGACTGGGCTGATTTTCCAGCCAAGGATGCCAAAGAGCTGTTGGCAATTGGTGCCATTGAGCAGGTGCCAGAACGTCCGGCAGATCGTGCCAATGAGGCTGCTGTGATAGAGGTGTCTGCACCGCAGGCCGGAAATGTTGCTGCCCCAGCGGAAACACCTAAAGCTGATGCGCCATCGGAAGCGCCTAAAGCCGACGAGGCTAAAGGTGGTGAAGAAAAAGCCAAGGCGTCAGACGCTGACAAGGCAGCTAAATAATGAGCTACGCCACTTTAACTGACATGGTATCGCGGTTCGGTGAGCGTGAAGTGATTGCGCTGACTGACCGTCACTATGCAGGAACGATTGATGATGGGGTGCTGTCAGGCGCGTTGGCCGAGGCTGCAACTGAAATCGACGCGCATCTGGCAGGTCGTTACAACACTCCATTGCAGCCCGTTCCTAGCTTGTTGGTTGGGGTGGCGTGCGATCTGGCTCGTTACCGCTTATGTGGTGCCGCTGTGGTGACGACGGAAGAAATCCGCAATCGCTACAAGGACGCAATCAAGCTGCTGGAAAAAATCTCCGAAGGCAAGCTGACCTTGGGTGGTATGCCTGCTGATGGTACTCCAGCCGCAACAACAAGCACGATTCGCTTTGTATCCGCAGGCTCGGTGTTTGGGCGGGATTCATTATGAGTACGCCAATCGCATTAGAGCAGATTGAGGAAGCGATACTGAATCGCTTGCGTCAAGGGCTTGGCCGACTCGCATTGTCAGTTGAAAGCTACGGCGGCGAACTGGATGAACTGACTGCGGATGTGGTTCGTTCTTTCCCTGCTGTTTGGGTGACATTCGGCGGTATCACAGAGTCGGCACCAACCAGCACAAGCAAGCAAATCGATAAAGTCACTGGCCAGTGGGTTGTGATGGTGGCAGCTCGTAATGTCACGACCCACAACGCCGCACGGCAAGGCTCAGCGGGTGAAGTTGGTGCTTACCAATTGGTGCGTGCAGTGCGCCGCTTGTTGCGACGGCAGGATTTAGGCATTGCCATTGATTATTTAAAGCCTGGTCGTGTACGCACGCTCTACAACACGCGAATTGCTAATCAGGCGATGTGTGTTTTTGCTTGCGAGTTTTCGACGGCGTGGCTGGAGCATGCGATGGACAACGGCGCATGGCCAATCGAAGGCAAGCCAGAAGATGCTGTCTTTAACCAGAGTCACGGAAAGAAAGACACAGAAGCGCCTGATCTGCTGCGTATCGGTGTTGATTATGACCTAACCCCTCCAGGTGACGGCAAGCCTGATGCCGCTGACCTTATTACTTTAAAGGAGTCACAACTATGAACGTGATTGCTGCACCAGGCTTGGAAGTGCCGATGGAAGAAAAACCGCGCGTCTTTATTACCGATGCGGCGGCGGTTGATGTACCCGAAACGATCTATTACCAGCGTCGTTTATTGGACGGCGACTTGTTACTGGCAACTGCATCTGCAGAAGCTCAGGGTGTTAAAACTACTCGCGCTGCAAGCGCAGATTAACGGGGGTAATCATGGCATCACGTGATATTCAGTTTGATGTTATCCCAGGCAGTATGCGAAAGCCTGGGAAGGTTTTTGAATTCAATTTGAAACTGGCGGTACGCTCGCTGCCTGGCAATCAGCAACGCTTGGTGATTGTTGGCCAGCGTTTGGCGGTTGGCCCAGTCGCAGCAGCAGCGCCGATTGATGTGTTCAGCGATGTCGAGTCTAGCACCTACTTTGGCCGTGGTTCTGTTATTGGCCAAATGGTGGCTGCCGCGCTGGATGCAAATCCTTATGTACAGCTCACCTGCGTCGCACTGGACGATGCACCAGCTGCAACTGCAGCAACAGCCACGATTACGATCACTGGCACCGCGACAGCGGCAGGTTCGTTAGGCGTCTTGATCGGCAACGTGCAAGTCAATGCGGCCATCAGTGTCGGCGATACGCCGACTATTGTGGCTACGGCGGTTAAGGCTGCGTGCGATGCCAATCCTGATTTGCCAATGTCGGCTTCAATCGCCGCTGGTGTCGTGACTATGACAGCGAAGAACAAAGGCACATTGGGAAATCAGATCAAGCTCTCAACAGTTCAACTCTTGGGTACTGGTATCACTGCGGCAACCTCTGCGGTGGCCGGTGGCACGCTTGACCCAGATATCAGCGTAGCGACGACGCCAATTTTTGCTGCAGGCCACAACATCATTTGCTCCAGCCTGAATGACAGTACCAACCTGACCAAGCTGCGGACTTATCTGGATAGCGTTGCTTCGCCAATGGAGCAGCGTGGTGCAATCGGTGTGTATGCGCTGGCCAGCACTCTGGCAGCAGCAACGACACTGGCCAACTCAATCAATAGTGGACGAATCACCGGTGCTTTATTGCCTGGCACGATCAGCTTGCCTTGGGAGGTCGCTGCGGCGTATGCCTCAGTCATCGCGGGCGAAGAAGATCCTGCGCGTCCGCTGAATTTGTTGCCATTGGTTGGGATTGCAGCACCACCGTTGGTTAACCGTCTTGGCCGTACCGAGCAGGAAAATGCGCTTTACAACGGTGTTTCTCCGCTGGAAGTTGGCCCGGGTGAGAAAGTGCAGATTGTCCGCGCTATTACGACCTACACCAAAGATCCGCAAGGTGTTGCTGATATTAGTCTGCTGGATTTAACGACCATTCGGACGTTGGATTATGTGCGTAAAGCATTCCGCGAGCGTTTCTCTTTGCGCTTCCCGCGTGAGAAAAAAACCAAGCGGGTTCTCAAGCAGATGTGGTCAGAAGCGTATGACTTACTGCTCAAGCTCCAAGAGCTGGAGGTCGTTGAAAATGTCGAGGCCAATAAGGACAAGCTGCTGGTGCAGGAAGATTTGCAAGATCCAAACCGCGCCAATATTCGTATTCCGTGTGATGTCGTGAATGGCTTGCATGTGATTGCGGGTGTGATTGATCTGTACCTCTAATCTAAGTCGGCCGAGCGCGTCTCGGCCAAGGAGCTGCAAATGGCTTTAGAAGAATACGTTGGCGCGATTGTGTTGGAAGTGGGCACAACAGAGGTCGAAGTGATCGACTTGTCCGTCACGGTTAAAACTGGCAAGAAAATCGTTAAAACCATGAACCGGACAGGTAAGCCGCGAGGTTTTACCAAAGGTGTACAAGAAATTGATTTGGATATTTCAGTGGTGATCCCACTTTCTGGTGATTTGGACTGGAAGTCAATTCAAGGCGCAAAAATCACCGTTTTCCCAGTTTCCGAAGGTGGCAAGCGTATGTCCTATCGTGATTGCGTGGTGACAGAAGTTGGTCATAAATACACCGTCGAAAATGAAGCGCACCGCTCGCTCAAAGTCGTCGCAATGGATGAGGTGGAAGAATAATGGCTGAAGTGACAAAAGACGCGAAATCGGGCGGCGAAACAAACTCAGGCCAAAGCCTCATCAAGCGCCTAATGTACGGCGTTGAGTTTGACGGCAAGCTGCACAGTGAGTTTGATCTGCGCTTGCCGACCATGGGTGACAATATTGCTGTGTTTCAGGCTCTGCCTGAAGCCAGCGGTATGGAAGTGCATGTCTCTGTGATTGCGCGCTGCTTGACCCGACTGGGTGAAATTCCAGTCGATGTATTAAGCAGTCCAGGGTGGTTGGCTGAGCGGCTGGTCGATGATGATTATGACCTACTGTCAGCTGCAATCTTGGAGGCTAAAAAAAAGCGCAAAGAGCAGAACAGCGCCTCCTTAGTCTCCGACGCGACTATCTAATGCTTCGCCAAGTCGGGTTTAGTGGCGCTGAAGTCTCCGAAATGTCGGAGGAAGAAGCCGCTACTTACCTGACTTTCTTGCGGCCAATTGTTGTGCCTGCAGCGCCGGAGCCTCCTCCTCCTCAAGCCGATGATGCTGGCGCAGACGGCGCGCCAGTCCGTCGAATCAAATCTCTACGGCGTAAGCCTGCTCAGCGGGGTTCATGATGTCCGGCAATATGCAAGTATCAATGACCATTAAGGCCAATGATCAAGCCTCTGCAGTTCTGAATCGCTCCAAGCAAGCAGCTGTCCAGGCGGCAGAACAGGCGGCACGCGCCAGCACTACTAGCCAATCAAAAGTACAAAGCGCTTACCGTAAAACAGCCGAAGTCTATAACCGGAGCGTGACTGAGCAAACGCGCCTGGCACAGCGAGCCGCTCAAGCACGCGAGCAACTGGGTATTCGGTCTGAAAATGCCATTCAACGCGAAATCAAAGCGACTGAAGATGCGTATACACGATTGGCACGGGCAAGCAGTTTAAGCGCGTCCGAGCAGGCACGGGCTTATAGCGCCATGACCAATAAAGTAAAAGCGCTACGGACGGAAATGAACGGTGTTGAACAGCAGCAAAAGCGCATGCGCCAAAATAGTGGCGGCTCTGGTTTGGTAGGCGCAGCTGCGATTGGCACTGGCGCGGCTATTTCCCGTGATGTGATGGCCACAAATTTGCGCTTTGAGCGCGATCTGCTGGAGATGAAGCAAACCGGTGAAATGTCAGCCGCAGAGAGCCTGGTTGCCCGTAATAAATCAATGCAGGTCGCAGGCAATCAAATGCAAATGCCGTCCGATGTTTTGACCGGCCTGCGTGCATTTACATCGGCAGGTGAGAAGTTTGATTTTGCGATTAACTCAATTGAAGAGTCTGCTCGAGCAGCTACAGCATATTACTCATCAGCAGAAGTGGTCGCCAAACTGGATGTCGATGCCAAGCAAAAACTGGGTATTGCACCAGACCAGCAAAAAGCCATGCACAACATGCTGCTCTACCATGGCCGCGCCGGACGCTATGAAGTTGGCGCGATGGCACAGGATGCACCTAAAACCTTTAACACCATGGCGAATGCTGGGTTTACGGGTATTCAGGCGGTCAATCTAACTGGCGCATTAACTCAGCAATTGATGAAATTGGCACCGGCGACGCAGCCGGCTGAAGTCGCCACGTTCATGGAACACTTCTTTGGTCACTTGACCCAAAAGCACTATGTCAAAGGCTTGGCCAGCAAGGGTATCAACATCAAGAAATACATGCCCAATGGTTATTTTGGTGGTGTTGATAAGAGTGGCAAGCCGATTGGCGGCGATGCTGCTGTGCGTGATTTGATGGCTTTCTTGCGCGAATTAAAGGCTAAGAAACTGGACGATCCATTCAAGCTGTCTGAGGCTGGTTTTCGCGATATGTACACCGGAAAAGCCGCTAAGCAGATGCTGACGAATGTGGATGCGCTTGAGTCGGAAATGAAGAACGGTGCCAATGCGGCTGACAAAGACTTGGTTGGCCAGGCGGTATCAGAAATCAAAGAAGCCAATTTCGGCAAAATCAAAGCGGCTGAAATTGAAGTTGAAAAGATGAAGCTGTCCGAAACTGCGACCAAGGGAACAGGATGGATTGCTGAGCATATCCCATTGCTCGCCGCTGAAAATCCATTGTCTGCAGGTGTTGTTGGCGGCGGGATGTTGGCGAGTGCCGGTGCAGCATGGAAGTTCTTCGGGCGTGGCGGCGGCGGAGCGGCAGCGGCTGAAGATGCTGCTGGGCCATTGGCTCAGCGTGCTTCGTCATTGGCCAGCTTTGCAAAAATGCTTGGCCCAATGCTGGCAATCAATAGCATTGCCACGATGGGTTCTGATGCTGAAAACGATGAAGTATTGAATGGCGATGCAAAGTGGAAAAAGCTTCGTTCTCAATATTCGCAGCAAGACATTGATGCGGCCAGGCAGAAGTACCAGCCTTGGTACCAGTTTGGCTCTGGCTACGCTTCTGAAAATGAGCAGTGGCTGAAGCAATACAAAGCTCAGCCTGCGCCAACGACACAGCAAGATGCTGAACGGATGCTGCAGTACGCGGATAAATTCAATTCAGCCGCCGACAAAATGATATTGGCTGCAGATCGGTTGGCCAATCCTGCTCCGATTGATGTACGGGTGCAGGGTGGCGATATCGTCGCTCAGATGAATCAATGGCACATCACACGGGCAGGGAGAGGCTAATGGGAGGCGATGCAAGTGGCTTGGAAAGATAATCTGCTGGATGGCCGTTATCGGAATGTTGCGCTGGAAGTCATTTCTTGCGAAGAAAGTGGCGGCCATGATGTAGCTAGGCACGCCTACCCATACCGCCCAGGTATTGAAGCTGAGGATTTGGGCTTAAAGGAGCGAACCTTTCATTTTTCGGTTGCCTTTTGGGGGGATGACTACGAAACACCGCTGATGGCGCTAACTAAAGCATTGTCAATGGAAGGCATTGGTGAGTTGGTGCATCCAGTGTGGGGCAGCATTTGGGTGCAGCCTACGGATTGGAGTTCAGTTTTTCAGGCCGAAGATCCTGATTATGTTGCCATCAAGATTACGTTCGTAGAGGCAGCTAAGCCGACTGAGCTATTCATTCGACAAACTCCAACACTGGTTGCCGAGGCGGCATTGATCGCTGATGAGCCTGTGCTCGAGCACGCAACCAATGCGCTGGATTCGTCGATCGACAAATTAAAATCATCGCTGCCGCTGGATCAATTGAATGCCATGTCAAGCCTGATGAATGACACTTTGGGCGGTATCCAGGGCGAAATTACCGGAGCCATTCGCACAGTACAAAATGCGATTGATGCGCCTCGTGCCTGGGCAGGCGAAATGCTGGATAGTGTTTATGGCGTTGTTTCGCCATTGCGCCTTAATCCCAGCAATCTATTTGGTGGCTGGCGTAATTTGCTCAGCGATGCTCAGCGCATTGGCCGAATGCCAAAGCAAATTAAAACCGGTTCGCTTTCATCTAATACAGGTGCGAGTGTGCCGGTCAATACGGCCTCCATTACGGCTCATCCACGTGATGTTCAAACGGTTCAGCGTTTTGTCCAGGCGGGCAGTGCTGCGGCCTTGGCCAGTAGTGCCGCAACAGTGTTGGTGGCCGAGGCCAAAGCGCCTACTTTAACGCCGCCACAGATTGAGCAAATGGTGGGTGATGTGCGCAGTGAAATTATGAATGCGGTTGAGGCACTGCAAAACGATACCGAGGCCAATACGGTTGCAAGTGAAGAAGCCGGAGAGCGATTGCTGCAATATCGACCAGTGGTTGAAGCGCTCAAGACGCTGGCATTGGCGGTGCAGGATGCTGGCCGGGCAGTGCTGTTGCGTCGGCCACCGTTAATTAATCGCGAAGTGCCATTCCCCGCCAATCTGCGCTTGCTGGCTCATCACTGGTATGGCGATCACAGTCGTGCTGAAGAGCTGATGCGCCTAAACCCACAAATTCGTAATCCAAACGATATTCATACTGCTGAGGTGCTTCGTGCCTACGCCAAATAATGTACAGGCCGAGCGCCTTACTTTGCTGATTGATGGCAAGGCGCACGATGACTGGGATCGTTATGAGGTCGATAGCGACTTATTTATTCCTGCTGATGCTTGGAGCCTGGAGCTGGGGATTGGTACTGGCCAGCAAGTGCCAAAAATCATTAGTGGCACGCCGATCCGCTTAATGTTGGGTGATGATGTGGTGATGTCCGGTGCGCTGGATACACGTGATCATAGTGTTCATCCAACTTCTCATACCTTGAGTCTACGAGGTCGCGATGGCGCTGGCCAACTGGTTGACAGCTCCGCGCCGGTATTTGCCAGTAAGCAAAATACCCTTTCAGAAATCGTTAATAGCATTGTGAGGCCGCTAGGGATTCGCAAAGTTCGCGTGCTGGATAAAGGCGCTCGGCAAGATAAGGTGAATGTTGAGCCTGGCGATATGGCATGGGATGCACTGCAGCACGCCGCAGAAGCGGCGGGCCTGTGGCCGTGGTTTGATCCCGATGGCACCTTGGTGGTGGGTGGCCCTGACTATAAAACGCCAGAAGTGGGTACTTTGGTGCTTGGCCCTGCAACGGGTAACGAAATGTCAGTTGAGAGCCTGCAAGAAGTGACCGATTTGCAGCGTCGTTTTTCTGAGATCACTGTACTTGGCCAGGCACATGGCAGTGATGGCGAAGGCCAGCATGCCATTAAAGTCACGGTCAAAGATCCAAGCATGACGATCTACCGTCCCAAAATCGTGATCGATCACGAGGCCAATAATCGCACCACAGCCCAGTCACGGGGGCGCAAGCTGTTGGCTGATTCGCGATTGAATGCTTATCTGGTGGCCATTTCACTAAAAGGCCATCGTGCGCCGAATGGTAAGCCTTGGCAGCCTGGTATGCGGGTACGCGTCCGCTCCGCTGTGCATGGCATTGATGCGGTGCTGTTTTGTACTGCACGCAAATTCAAAGGTGGCCGTGGCCAGCCCTCGCTAACGCTATTAACGCTAAGAGAAGATGGTGTATGGGTATTAGATGCGCACCCACATCAGCGTAAACATCGGCGCGGTAAAAACTATTCTGGTGATGTGCTTGAAACGGATGACAAATAATGTGGACGCAAATTGATCAGCGGATTAAACGCGCACTAAATGGTATCCGGTTGGCTTTTCGTGGTCGGGTTACGACAGTGAAAAATACTGGGCCGGTGCAACTGGTGAGCGGTCAAGGCTTGGCAGGCGAACCCATACTGGATGCTGAATTATTTCAGCAGTTTGGTTTATGCACCGTGCCACCTGAAGGTTCAATGTTGATCGCCCTCCCTGTTGGTGGGAAAAGTAGCCACAGCATTATTGTGGCGACTGAACACGGCAACTACCGCCTCAAAATTCTGAAGTCTGGCGAGGCCGCGCTGTATAGCCAGGACGGCGCTTATGTCGCAGTGCGTCGGGGGCGAGTTGTTGAGTCGGTTTGTGACGACTTTATTGTCACAGCGAAGAATAGCGTCCAGTTCAAAACGCCGAAGGTCGAAACTACAGGCTTGATTAATGCAGCCCTAGATATTACTGACAAGGTGGGATCTGGCGGCAAAAGCATGGCAGCGATGCGCTCAAGTTATAACGATCACGATCACAGAGAGAACAATCAGGCAGGCGGCAATACCAGCAAGCCAAATCAGCAAGTTTAACCAGCCCTTTTTGCATCCCACTGAACCCCATCCCCCCAGATGGGGTTTTTCTTTTGCCTCATGCTCTGGGGTATGGAGCCTTTACTTAATCCCACCACTGGCGGTTACACCGGCCAGCGCGCCAAGTCGCTGGAAAACGCCGTTTATCTTCGCCTGATGACGCCGCTTGGCTCGTATTGGGCTAATCCGTTGCTGGGTTCGCGCCTGCATGAATTGGCGCGTGAGAAAGACGTTTCCCGTGTTGGGCTGCTGGCCAAACAGTACGCCGAGCAAGCACTGGCTACGCTGATGCCGACCGAAGCGCAAAGCATTGAAGTGACTGCCCAGCAACCGCATAACGGTTGGCTCTTGCTTGAGATTAAGGCCGTGGCCGTCGATGGCCAAGAACATGTTTATCAACATCCAGTTGCAGTGAGGGGTTGATGTGAGTTTCACGCCGCTAAACTTTGACGCTATCTACGCCAACCTGATGCGTGACATTAACAATCTGGCTGACGATGCTCGGATTGCAGGTGATTCGGATTGGGCGATTCGTGCGGCCTCTGTCGCGTCGGCGGTAGAGGGTTTGTATCAGCATCAGGTCTGGATCAAAAAGCAGATTTTTCCTGATGATGCGGATAAAGAATATCTGGAAAAGCATTGCGCTCTGCGCAAAATCTTTCGCAAGGATGCCGTGCCAGCTGGTGGCAATATCACGGTTTCAGGTGTCGCAAATACGCCATTTAACGCAGGGTTAACGCTGGTTAATCGGGATGGCCGCGTGTATGTCACCACGGCGGCGGCTGTGCTGGATGGCAATGGTAGCGCGCTCGTTGCGGTACAAGCCTTGGTCGCCGGTGAAGCCGGTGATCTCGTTGCTGGTGAGGCGCTGACTTTTCAAGCGCCGCCCAATGGCATCACAACTGCTGTGAGCGCCGGTATCACCGGTGGGCTTGATCAAGAGTTGGATGCCAATCTGCTTGGCCGCCTGCTTGATCGGATTCAGCATCCACCTGCTGGTGGCAATAAATATGACTTCCGTCGCTGGGCTTTGGAAGTGCCAGGCGTGACAGCGGCTTATGTTTACCCTCTACGTCGTGGCGAAGGTACGGTTGATGTGGTGATTACTGCAGGCAGTCAGTTGCCTGCGCCTTCGGTGATTGCGGCAGCGCAAGCGCATGTTGAAGATGTTCGTCCAGTCACAGCAAAAGGTGCTTTGGTACTGGCTCCGACGCTTCGCACTGTCGCCATCACCGCCAGCGTCCGTGCCGCAGCGGGTTATTCCTTGGCCACATTGCAAACTGCGTTGCAGTCCGTGGTTGATAACTACTTTTTAACGCTCGCGCCTGGTGATTCAGTCATCGCCAATAAACTGTCTGGTCTGCTCAATGCGGTGCCAGGCGTGGCCGATTGCCAGCTGACCGCGCCGAGTGCCAACGTGGTGCCGGTCATTGATGCCAATAAAGTCGAATGGCTGCGTGCTGGTGTCGTGGCCTTTGGGGCAATGTGATGAATCACGCTGAATTGCTCGCCCGATTGTTGCCACCTGTCAGCTACGACCCCAATGAGCCGCGTCTCAGTACTGAGTTGGGGCGCGAAGGTAAAGCGCTAGATCGCGCCTTGGAAGATGCCAATAAGGTACTCGGCGCGGTCACACCCTATGCCGCCTTCAGCATGATTGCCGATTGGGAACGGGTTTGTGGCTTGGTGCCTGCTGCCGGTGCTAGCTATCAAATGCGCGTTGATGCCGTCGTGGCCAAGCTCAATGAGACCGGTGGCCTGTCTATCCAGTACTTCACCCAGCTGGCCGGAGCGATGGGATATACCGTGCAGATTACCGAGCCGCAACCGTTTCGCGCCGGTGTGAATCGTTGCGGTGAGCGGATCGCCTATCCCGACATCATTTATTGCTGGTTCGTCACCGTAACGACGAACTTGAGCCAGAGCTATCAATTCCGCGTGGGTACGTCGCTTGCCGGTGAGCGCTTGCTGCAATTTGGCGATCCGCAACTTGAAACCATTTTTAACGAACTGAAGCCTGCGTGGACGCGGGCGCAGTTCTTCTATCCGTGAGGGTTAAATGTTACCGATTCAAACCCCTGATAATTTATTTCATGCAGGAACACCTGGTGGTGAGTTGGGCACGATTGTTACTGATACTTGGCTCAACAGCGTGCAGGGCGAACTGCTGGCGGTATTCGCTGCGGCAGGTATTGCCCCAGCAGCAGCGAACAATCAATTACTGGCGGCAATTCAGGCGCTTGCCCCCTCGTTTTCTGATCAGACAGGGGTTTTGTCAGTAAATGGCTGGTTTCAGATCCCAATCAAAGTGGCAGGCGTAAAGCGCAATTTGATTGTCAATTATATCCAAGGGAAAAGTTTCGCTTCTTCAGGGGCAGTTACGGATGTGACCACATTGCCGATTACATTTCCAAATGTTCGCTTGGCCACGGTTATTGGACATTTCAACAATGGGGCGGCGACAGAGGCTCCAGTGGTAATGCGTAGCGCGGGCACTACTTTGTCGCAGACGACAGTGTATTGCGCCAATGCGGTGGCAACCGCTACCGGTTATTCATACATTGCGATTGGTTATTGAGGGGGGGACATGGAGATTAAGTATTCAGCCAAAACGGGTGGTTTTTATTATGTCGGCGTGAATTTGGATATTCCCGCTGATGCGGTAGATGTTACTCCTGCTGAGAAAGAGCGCCTTCTGCAGCTTGAGTTATCAGGAAAGATCATTCGGCCAAATAAAGATGGTTATCCCGAGGCGGTTGATCCACCGCCGATGACCATTGAACAGGAGAAACTGATTTATTCCCGCGCTGTTCAGGAGCGTCTGGATTCGGTTGCCGTCGAGCATGGGTATGACGACATCAAGACGGCGGTGTCTTATGCCGAAGAGCCTGCCGTCCCGAAGTTTCAGCATGATGGCAAGGCGTTTCGTGCTTGGCGCTCGTTGGTGTGGGCGTATGTGTATGAGCAGCTCGATTTGGTTCTGTCCGGCAAGCGGCAGAAGCCAACTGTTGAGCAATTGCTTATTGAGTTGCCAGTTTTAACGGGGCTCTAGGATGTATTTGATCTTATCTTTTTTGATGGTTTGGTTGTTGCTGGTGATGATTGATGTGGCCGGCTTGGCGCGTATTTGTCAGTGGCCTTTCTTGGTGGCTCTCAGTCTGCTCTTTACCACCTTTGCAATATTAGTCGCACCGATCATTGCTTTGTTTGTGCAGCCCAACGGCTATCTACCGCGCTGGCTGTGGTGGTTTCAAACGCCTGATAGCAAGATGGATGGTTGTCATGGGGATGCGAATTTCTGCGCTACCCACGCGCCAGGCTGGTGGACTTATGTGCTGTGGCAATGGCGCAATCCTGCGTGTGGGTTTTCCAGCTGGCTGGGCTGCCGTTTTGATAATCCACGTTTCCGTTGGTTTGGTAATCCACGTTCCAGCCGCACGCCAATGTATGTACAGGGCTGGTACTTGATCTGGCTGACCGATGATCAGGGTCGTCATGCCTTTGAGTTTAGCGCGGCATGGCCTTCTTTGTTCGGGCGCTGCTGGAATATCCGTATTGGCTGGAAATTGGCCAATCTACTGCGAGACCCAACTGAGAACATCATGATCTGCCACCGCATCAACCCCTTGGCGGAGCGTGGACATGCGTCGGCAACTTGATTTTGTAGTGCCCTAACTCGGCAGAAGCGCCAAGCCAAAACGAGCGCAATCAACCGTGGAGTATATATATGTAAATTGCTGGCCTGCCTGTGGCCTAGTAATGGGCGATCTGAACAGCGACCGAGTGGGTGCGTCAACATCCACTCGGACAGCTGACTAGCAGGATATGCTGCAAGCCAACCCAAGGCTGCTACTTTTGCGCAAAAGTGTGAGCAGTTTAGCGGGATATTTGTCACTTACAAAGTGCTTGCCATGATTAACTCTATCCGTTGCGGCCAGTGTGACCGCAAATTGGCCGAAGGCCGCTATCTTGAACTCAGTATTAAATGCCCTCGCTGTGGCAATCTGAATCAATATCAATCTATCTCAGAGCGCCATCGAGCGCCGAACCAAGGAAAGCACGATGGAAGCGTCCCCCATCATTCCGTGGCTAGGCGGCAAGCGCCGAATAGCTGATTTGATTATCCCTTTGTTCCCCAAGCATGACTGCTATGTTGAGCTGTTTTGCGGTGGGGCTGCCTTATACTTCCTGCGCCACGTGCCTGCCAAAACGGAAGTGCTTAACGATGTGAATGGCGACCTGATTAATCTCTATCGCGTTGTCCAGCACCACATGGAAGAGTTTGTACGCCAGTTCAAGTGGGCGATCAGCAGCCGCCAAATCTTCAAGTGGCACCAGATGACACGCGTTGAAACTCTGACCGATATCCAGCGTGCCGCTCGTTTCTATTACCTGCAGCAACATGCCTTTGGCGGCAAGGTGCAAGGGCAATCATTTGGCACAGCTACAACGGGCAGCCCAATCAATCTATGCCGGATCGAAGAAAACCTCAGCGCTGCCCATTTGCGCCTAGCCGGTACTTACGTTGAGAATCTGAGCTGGCTGGAATGCCTGAAGAAATACGACCGCCCTCACACCTTCTTCTATGCCGACCCGCCGTACTGGCAAACCGAAGGCTACGGTGTGCCATTCGAGTGGGAGCAATACGAGCTGCTGGCCGAGGCGATGCGCACCTGCAAGGGCAAGATGATAATCAGTATTAACGATCACCCCGACATTCGTGCCTGCTTCGCGGAGTTCCACATGGAGGAACTGGGTATTAAATACAGCGTAGCCAATACCCATGGCGCACCGGAAACCAGCAAGGAGCTAGTTATTACCAACTGGGTGCCAGATGCGCTGGGAGGGCTTTTTTAACGCTTATAAAGCAAAGCCCCGCAACAGCGGGGCTTGTGACAATTGTTGTGCAATTTGTGCGGGCTGGCCTGTGCCAATTATTTTGCAAATTCGTGCCAAAATGCGCGCCGCGCTACAGGGCGGGTTGGGTTTATCAACCCGTGCTGATCTGTAATTTGGATTTTCGCCATATTGGCGGGTTACGCCTGCGGCTAACCTGCCCTACATTTTGTGGTCTTTTGCGCCGTTGGCGCGATGTTTTAATGCGCGTTCCGCCGCGCAGACGGGAAGGGATATTTGCTTCGCCAAATACCCCTTCACCCCAAAGGCGACCCGGGCGAAAAGCGCTCCGCGCTGCCCTTGCTTCGTCGTGAGCCAAACGATAAAGCCGTTCGTCTCCC